CTATATTCAAGAACCTTCTGACGAACATCAGCGATACCATCAGTCTTTCCGATATCAACGACATTCGCTGTTGGGTTCTTTTCCTTTAGCAGTTCTGCTCGACCAGAGTGAGTTACAAGAGTTACCTTAGCCTGAATCTCAGGAGGCAGGGCATTGAAGCATTTCTGCTTCTCTTCACGCATAAATGTAGGAATAAAGATTTTCATAAATTATCCAAAGAAAGATTCAAGATGACCAGCAGTGCTATTATGTAGTTCGCAGATTGCTGGATCATTGGTAAGTGCCTTCTCTTCACCAAGAGCACCTATCAAATAATCATACCACTCTTTAGACTGCCACATACCAGCCCACACACCAGTAAACCGATCCCACCAGAAAGGATGGTCTTTGTTTTCCTTACAGCTGGTGATATACTTCTTCCGAGTCTGCTCATATTCCCAGGTACCAAGTGATCCCAGATCTTCACGAGCATACGCAACAACAGAGATACGCTCACTGGTATCTGAACCAAGAACGATCGGAGTGTTTCCGTGGATGGCAGTGTGATTCGCAATAAGCAACAGATCACCTGGTCGAACATTCACAGCAATTCTAAATTCCGGAAGAACCAAATACCCACCAGTGAAATTATCATCGTTCGACAGAACCAGAAGATTCGAAAATCCAGGTGCGTAGTCACCAGCATCCAAGTGAGCAGCAGTACGGAATGTCTTATTGATAGTTAGAGTCGTGAACACCGTATCTGCGATTCGGAAATGTTCATCCAATGAATCAACAAAGTCCTTCTGCGCTCCGTGACGTTTCGGAAGTAGTTCTGCGAATGCTCGATCCAGAGTCTGAAGGAATGGAACACCCTTAGCAAACAGTTCTGGATTATGATCATTGTATGATGCCAGCCGACCGAATGGAGCACGAGGAACTCGACCAAAGGCACCAGCAATTCCACTGAGAACTTCATTGGCATAAGTCGTCGACGAGATATTATCCTCGAGGATTTTCTTTGATGCCAACTTCTGTTGGTCAGGCGGAAGTTTCTTAGTTGCCTCTAACCAATCTGAGAATACAATCGGATTGCTCGCCAACCAAACTGTATTGATTAGACCAGGTCCACCCATTGAGTCCTTCCTTGCCTTGAGTTCTTCAAGAGGATCATCACCAGTGATAGTGGTATAAGGCTTAGCAAAGAACTTGATTACTGCTTCTTCGTATTCAGTAATCCACTCGCGATTCCCATTCTTACCAGTTCGCACAAGACCAGCTGCTGTTCCGCGATTATTCGTCGGAGTAGCTGCAGCTCGCAGACCTTCGTATGCTGCCTGTTGCTGTTCCTTACTGAAGAAGTTCTTTCGGAAGATAAACGCAACCCTGTCCTCGGAAATACCCTGAGGACACTCCGCACAATCAGATTGCGGCTTACACTCAACTGTCGTTGACAGATCACACCCAGCAGGAGTGTATACATCACAATCTTCTTCAATAAGAATATCGTAATTAGATTCATCAAGAAAAGTCCCCAACAGATGCTTGGAGTCAAAGATCTCATTTGCTACAATTTTTCTTACCATTTTTCACCTCAGGTTACGATTGAGTAATTATGCCTGATATATGTATCTATGTAAAATAAACTTTATGTCATCTTCCCAAGCACGTGTTTCTTATGAATTTTACAGGATACCCAGGAGTTGTAGCAATCTTCTCGGAGTAGACATCCATTCGCGAAGATTTCTTTTGTTTCAAGGTAATTACATTGACTCAAAGTTTTACAGATGTGAAGAATCTCTCGGTGGAACGAATCCTCTCCGAGAGATTTGACATCATTTTTAAGTTCTTCCGAACTGCCGTAGTAGGTTAGCCAATCAGAATCGATAGTAAATCGTTTCCTTTTGCCCTTCACCATCTTGGATCTCTTGAAGGTAAGTTTCTTTTTACCGATGTAAAACTTACCATCAGAGATCCGAGTTATTCGATAAACAAATCCTACTGCGTCAGTCGGGGGAGTTTCGAGAACAGTGCCGTCTAGTAGATGCCAACCATTATTCTTCGTCATCTTCGTATTCATCGTCCAGATCTAATGGACTTGAACAACAAGGACAGGCTTCTACTCTATAACCATCACACTCTGAGGGCAATCTGATGGTTCCTCTTGCCTCACATGTATCACACTCGAAATTGATCTTCTGCATTTGTTATCCTTATTTTGACCAGACATCTTCCCACGAGCCAGTCAATGCACCCTTGGCGTAATCAGTACTCTTGTTCTCAAAGAAATTTGTATGAGTAGTACCGAGCATACCATCGACCCATGGGAGAGGATTCTTCTTTACTTTGAAGATACCCTTCATACCAAGAGAGATTAGACGACGATCAGCAATGTAACGAATATATTGCTTAACATCTTCTTTAGTTAGACCTTCCATTTCATTGACGCCAAATGCCAGGTCAATGAAATTATCTTCTAACTCAACCATCTTCTCTGCTACAGTATATATTTGTGATTTTAATTCATCAGTCCAGATGTCCTTGTTCTCCTTGATAAACTCGCGGAACAACTTGATCATAGACTCACAATGCAGAGACTCATCAGCAATAGACCAGGCAATGATCTGACCCATGCCCTTCATCTTACCAAATCGAGCAAAGTTCAATAGCATAACGAAAGAACTGAACAACTGCAGTCCTTCAGTAAATGCCGAGAACACAGCAATCTGTTGGGCAATGGTATCAGAATCTTCTTCAATAAAACCAGCAATAAAGTCATGCTTGTCTTGCATTTCCTTGTACTGCAGGAATTCATTGTAAGTTGTTTCTGGCATACCCAGGGTCTCAATCAAGTGAGAATAAGCAGCAACGTGAATTGCTTCACGTGCGCAGAAACTGCTCAACATCATTCGAACTTCTGGTTGAGGGAAGTTCGGCAGATAGTTCTTTACATAAGCACCAGAGACGTCAATGTCACCCTGAGTAAAGAATCGGAAGATATGTGTCAGGAATCGCTTCTCATTCTCAGTTAACTTATTCTTCCAGTCCTTCACATCCTCCAACATCGGAGCCTCTGCAGGCAACCAATGCATCTGCTCCGATTGAAGGAATGCATCATAGCACCATGGATATGAGAATGGCTTGAAGAATTGGCGTTCGTCAGTTAGTTTTAGTTTAGTTTTCTTAATCATTTTATCCCTCGCACGCAAGACAGCTGCTGCCTTCTGCGACTTGTTGTAGGTCGATGTCTTCTTCAATTCTTTGGCGAACAATCTTCTGTCCGACCTTATCTGCCTTGCGCAACTTAGTGCTGCGGCAGTAATACAGAGACTTCAGTCCATGCTTCCATGCCATAAAGTGAACAGCATGAAGATACTTAACATTGACATCTGGTCTAAAGAATAGGTTTACGCTCTGTGCCTGGTCGATATAGTTCTGACGATCAGCTGCGTTCTCAATAATCCATCTTTGATCAATCTCAAAGGAAGTCTTGAATACGTATTTAGTATTCTCATCCATCCAGTCTAGATTCTGAACTGAGCCATCATCAGCAATGATATTAGCCCAGACCTCATCATACCAACCATCTTTCTCTGTCTTTGCTTTCTCAACAATGATAGCATCAAGGAAACGATTCTTGGTAATAAACGCACCAGAAGAAGTGTCTTGTCTGTAGGCATTAGCAGCATATGGCTCAATGCTTGGGCTGGTGTTACCCATAATGATTGAACTAGATGCATTTGGTGCAACAGCCATCACGTGAGTCAGCCTTTGCATAATACCAGCATCAGCAGCGTCAGGGCATGGCCCACGCTCTTCAGCAAGACGGGTATTTGCTTTGTTTAGTTCTTTGCGAATATACGAGAACATCTTGTTATTGGCACTCTTAGCAAGAACACCCTCAAAGGCAATATTGTTCTTCTGTAGATACGCATGGAAACCAAGAGCACCAACTCCCACCGAACGCTCTCTCATCGCAGAGAAACGAGCACGAGCAATTTCATCTGGAGCATTATGAATGAAGTACTCGACAACATTATCAAGCATCTCGAGAATGTCTGACAAGAACTGTGGCTCATCTTTCCAGTCATCATAATACTCAAGATTCACTGACGACAAGCAGCAAACTGCTGTGCGATCTTTGGAAGTAGCAAGAGAGATTTCCGAGCAAAGATTCGACCCATTGATCGTAAGACCAAGAGCCTTCTGATATTCTGGTAGTGCACGATTAGCCGTATCATTGAACCAGATGTATGGCTCGCCAGTCTGCATACGCAGCTCTAGCAACTTCATCCAGAGTTCTTTGGCAGAAACAGTCTCAACTACTTTACCATTGTGCGGCTGGATCAAATCCCAGCGATCATCTGTTTCTGGATCAAGCATACACCGCTCAATAATATCCATAAACTTGTCACTGATATTGATAGCATGGTTCAGATTTAGAGTGCGCATATTCTGATCGCCTGTTGGCTTGCGCATCTCGAGGAATTGAATAATGTCTGGATGAGAAATATCCAGATAAGCAGCATAGGAACCACGACGAGTTGTACCCTGCTTGAATGCCAGCGAACTTGCATCATAAACTTTAAGGTGAGGCATAACACCAACGGACTTATCATCTGAGCCACGGATACCAACGTGAATACCGACGCCGCCGCCCATCATCGACAACCAATTGGTCTCGGACAGATTATCAACCAATCCCTCAGCAGTATCATTGAGGTAATTCAGGTAACAAGAGATAGGCAATCCCTTCTTGTTACGACCGAAAGAGAGGATCGGCGTGGAATAACTAAGCCAATGTTTGCTTGAATAATCGTAGAGTCTCTGTGCGTGCGCTGCATTAGTTCCGAATGCCTTAGATACATAGGCGAACCTATCCTGAGGAGAAGCCTCGTCCTCCATCATATAAGAGTCTTTCAAGCGGCGCAAT